CCTTGCGGGCTTATGTATATAGAAGAAGAAGATTAAGGAAAAAAATAAATGACCAACGAAGAGAGAGAAGAGAATAAGAAAAAGAAAATAAAAGCTGTAAAGGTTGGAGAAATATCTATAGTAGATCAGGCTGCTAATTTACAAGGATTTATAATGTATAAAAGGAGAGATGATATGGATAAAAATCCAGATAAAGTAAATGAACTCTTAAAGAAAGAGGATTTAATAAAACTTATTAAATCTTTTTCTGATGAGGAAAAAAAGGAAATTTTTAATTTAGTTAAAGAAGAGCCAAAGATAACTGAAAAATCAAAAGAAGAACCTCAAGCCAATAAAGATGTTGAAGAAATAAAAGAAATTATTAAAAATTCAATGTCTGATGTTGTAAAGGTTATTTCAGAAGCTATGGCAAAGTCAAAAAATGAATTTAAAGAAGAGCCAAAGATAACTGAAAAATCAAAAGAAGAACCTCAAGTTAATTTAACTGAAGAAAGGATAAAAGCTTTAGAAACCCAATTTGAGAATTTCAGTAAAACTGTTTCTATTAGTAAAGCAATAGAAGTTAATAAAGAAGTTAATAAAAATGTTGAAACCAAGAAAGGTACATTTGATAATCTTTTTGTTGGGTTTCCTAATAAGGAGGCAAGATAATGTCGTTAACAAATAAAGATTTATTGGCTTTAAGTCATATGATTAAAGGTGGTATGATAGATTTAACTGATATAGCTACTTATGGTAAATTAAATCCTGAACAATCTAAAGTATTTTTAGATTGGGTTTATAATGAAGCTGTAATGAAAAATCATGCAAGACAGGTTCAAGTTACTGCTGAAAAAATGTATATAGAAAAAATAGGTATTGGTGAACGTGTTGCAATGTCTAAGATAATGGCACAAGATCCAACATATAGAAGAGGAGTTACTACATCAAGAGTTGAATTATATCCAAAAGAAATTATGGTTCCGTGGGAGACTGAAGATACATTTAAGCTGTTAAATGTTGAGGGTGAAAGCATAGGTAATCATATTATGAGGATGTTTGCTGATAAATTAGCTAATAATATGGAAGAAGCTAATTGGCTTGGTAATTCTCATGGTGCAGCAGTATTACAGTCATCAATAATAGATGGTGGCGATACTACAAGATATATAAAAGATGATTTTTTGGCATTAGGTGATGGATGGTTGCAACAGATTATGGAAGGGACTGGAAGTCATTTAAAGAATTTTGCAAATGCAAGCGTTTCAACTTCTTTATTCAGTTCTTTAATTCAAGAAATGCCATCTAAATATAGAAGAGATTTAACTAAATTAAGATTTTATGTTTCTTCAGATTATGAACAAATTATTAGAGAAAAAATAGCCTCAAGATCAACTCCTGCTGGTGATGCTGCATTGGTTGGTCAAAATAGTTTAATGTTGTATGGCATTCCAGTCGTTCCAATTCCATTGTTACCGTCCGATGCAACTTATGTAGAACATGTTGTTTTAAATGGGACTACTGCAAGACAATTATTGTTTGCACCTATTTCTGATGTTGTTGTAACTGTATCTACTTTAGGTCTTATACCCACAAATAAGCTTACAATCACTACAGATTATATTACAGATTTAACTAATGGAACTATTACAAGAGTTGGTGGTGGTGCGATTGGGGATGGAGATACAGTAAAAGTTACATATAAAATTCATCCAGTAATAATTCTTACTCCACAATATAACTTAATTCAGGCTTTAAGATCAGATAGCGTATCTTTAGAAAGCGATAGAAATATACATAAGAAAGTTGATGAATTTGCTTTATCAACATGGTTTGATCAGAAAATTGAGAATTTAGATGCAACGGTACTTGGTTATAATTCAGGTACAACAATATAAGAAAAATAAATGAATGAGAACAGTAACAAAAACAATTCCAGTAACGCCAGCCAGGTTATATTATTTTAATTATGATCCTATAACATTATTAGCAGAAGATTTATATGAAATAAAATTTAGTGTTTATTATTATGTAGGTAGCACTAAAACATATTTACTTTCAGATCAAAATACAATAAAATATAAAACTGGCTGGTATTATCCAGATTGGACTCCATCGAGTGCGATTACAGATGGTTATTATTATTTAGAATGGGAATATAAAGAAACATCAACTTCTTCTGTTGTTACTTTTGATGCAGGTAGATTTGTTATTGAATCTACAGTGTATGATTTTGTTCCTTATTTAAGTTTATATGAACTAAAACAGTCGAAATATTATGCTACTTATTTTTCAACGTATTCTGATCTTCAATTATTGCCGATATTGAAAGCTGGGGTTGAATTTATTGAAAATTATTGTGAGAATAAGTTTTATCCTTATTATAAAGAATATTTTTATAAAGAACTTTATGAACAGACAATATTGGTTGAAGATATTGTTTCAATAATATCATTTGAAGATGAAGATGGAAATGATGAATCTGATTATATTGATTTATGTGATGGTATATTGTTAGGTTTACAAGATTTAGATGAAAATTTGTATGAAGTTTATTTAAATGTTGTTAATGGTAAATGCAATAATTCAGGGCACTCTTCTATTTTAGAAGATGTTTTAATAGGTTATATGTTAAATAATATTGATATATCTTCTGTTAGTGTAGGTGCAATAACACAAGAACAAACAGATAGACATATGGTTAAATATAGCATTAATAATTCTAATATAATTAATATATTGGGCAATACTAATCTAGTCGCTAAATTAAAAACCTTAAAGAGATTATTAAAGGTAGCTATTATATGACAGTTCCAAATTTAATAAATCCTGTTGTTTTAGAAATTGAACCATTAGGTTTAAGTACAGATCAAAGCAAATGGGGTTCTGAAATATATGGAGATGTTGCTAGAACGGCAAAAATATCTGTTAATGCTCAATTACATTGGACATCTGATGATTATAATTTTACAACATTAGGAGGTAGTGTTAATAAATCTTCAACATATGCTATTTTAAGAAAAAAAGATATAGATTTAGTATCTTATATACCACAAAATGGCGATAAGATAGTGAAAGTTGGAGATTTAATTAAAACATTATTCGTAATTAATGTTGCCTATTATGATCAAAGGAAAGGTATTTTTAATTTAGTTAGACTGGATCTGGCAGATACAAATCCAGTTAATATATAAAAAGAGGGTTAGTTATGGCAAATGGCGAATTCAGAATAGCATTTAAGGGACAATGGGATAAAGCTATGAGGATAACTAACCCTCGTGAATTTGAAAGAAGAATGAGATTATATATAGGTGTGGCAACAAATAGAAATGTACTTAAATCTGTTGCAAAGATTAGAGATGTAATAAAAGAAGGTCAATTTCCAGAGAATCAGCCATTAACTATTGCATTGAAAGGTAGTTCAAAACCTTTAATTGGTAGAACAGGTGCATTGTGGCAATCAATTAGTCCAAGTAGAATATCATGGAATATTGGTTTTGCTGGTATTAAAAGAGGAACTATAAGTGGAGGCAAAAATTATTATAATATTGGTATGTTGCTTCATAAAGGTTTTAAAATAAAAGATTTGGGTGGTAAAAATATTAAAGTTAGAAATTTATTTAAATTGCTTGCTGCTGCTTCAGCAGGAACATTTAATCCTGGTTTATTAAGGGGAAGAGCAGCGGAATTATGGGCCATAAATAAGAAATGGTATCCTGTTAATAAAAATGAAATTGTTGTTAAACCGAGAAGATTTATAAAGTCTGCTTTCACAAAAGAATTAAAAGAAGATTGCAGAAGAGAATGGAAAGAAGCAATGGTAAGAGTTCTAAAAGGATATTAGATTGAAAGGTTTTGTAAAATGTGATTATAGTTTTTTTACAAGAGGTACTTTTACTGATTGTGAGATACAAGAATGTCTTATTAAAAGACATGTTACGGCGTCTTATGGTTTATGGCTATCATCTGATATTAAAATTTTAAATAGAATATCTTGGCTTGCTTTTGATGCTTCAATTCATGGGAATGTTCTTTTTAGAATTGATATTAATGGTGTTAAATATTATTATAATGGTTCAGCTTGGGTAACTACTTCAACAGCATTCAATACTTATGCTCAGTTTGTTACTGGTTTTCCAAGTTTAACATATAATGTTTTTAAAATTGAAGTTAAAATTACTGGTGAAACTGATTATTTAGAATATTTTAGAATAGCATATAATAAAGAAGATTTATCTTCTGTTGATTTTATAGGGAGCTTAAAGAGTTTATTTTCAAATGCTTTAATACCTGTATGGGTATTATATAAAATGCCATCTAGTTCTAATAAAATTATTTTAACTTCTATTGATAAAATAGCTAAATATGATTATCAGAATACAGTTTTTAGAGTATATCCATTTGCATCTTTCCCAAGTAGATCTACTGATTATTTTTCTTCATGGAATGATACGACTAAAGAAATTACTTTAAATCAAACTTTAACTTTAGGAACTCAAGTTTGGATAGAATTTTATACAAAAATAAATTACATAGCAGGTGTTGATGCTTTTTATATAGAATTAGATAAAATACCTGCGATATGGCTTATTAATATTGATTCTACGAGAATTGATAGTTCATCCCCAAGAGAAACAATGTTAGTTGGTAGTAAATATTTAGTTATGGATGAAGTTTGTATTGAAACAGGATATTTTACATTTCATGCAATAGGCATGAATTTAACAGAAATAGATACTATTAAAAGATATATTTTACAGGTTATTGAACATAATAAATTGTATTATATAGATATAGAAAGTGTTTTAGAATTTTCTATACCTAAATTTTCAGTTATGTCGCCATCTGGTGAAAGAAATGATATGGTTGATATGGAATTTAGTGTTGGTTGGACAGGAAGAAAGATACTTGTTAATACTACAGAATATGATTCGTTAACAGGTACATTAAATATTAATTTTGAGAATTTATAGGAGGAAAAAAGTATTATGCAGAGAACATTTGGAGTTAATTTAGCACCTGGAGTAAAACTTACAGAAAAAGATTCAGGTAAAGCAATTATTCCTGCTTCTACAGGGAATGTATGTTTTATTGGTGTTACAGAAAAAGGTAATTTTGATGAATTGATTTTTACATCAGATATAAATGATTTTAGAGAAAAATGTGGAAATTCTCTTATATCAGAAACACAATATTTACCAGATAGTGTTGCAGATTATTATAACAATAATAATAGTAATGGACAATTGATGGTCATAAGAGTTTCAGATGGTCATGAAGAAGAAGGGGTTTTAACTGTACGTTCAAAACATCCTTCTACTTATCCTATGACTGAAGACGCAACATGGGTTGATTTTGGAGAAGAAGTGTTGTTCACTATTGCTGCAAAAAATGGTGGCAGATGGTCAGGTAGATTTGATTATTATCATAATAGATTAGCAGCAGCAGGAGATATGCTTGCAACTACAGTTGATACCAAAATTACTATGGATAAAAATAAATGGAAGGGTGGATATATTTATATTTGCGGATCTGGAGAATCATATTATATTTTATCAAACACAACTGCTGGTGTTATTACCGTAGAACCAGCAGATAATGTTACAGGAGATTATGTTTTATCAGGTTCAGCAGATTTAGATTATGTTTTGATTATGCCTGATAATGTTGTTGATAATAAATATAATAGATCATTGTGTTTTATGTTTGAACCAGGAGTACTTAATAAAGCTACTTATTTTGGCATGAAAGTTTATGAGAATGAAGAATTAAAATATTCATATCCAAATTTAACTCTTGATTCAACAGATACGGATTATTTTTTAGAAAATGTAATTAATAATGATGATAATAATTATGATTTTGAAGTAACTGCGATTAGTGATAAATATGCTGCAAGGTATCAAGCAAGTAATAGAGTTTATGAAGTTAAATCTCATAGTACTAATACGATAACAGTAGAACCATTTAAAATAATTAGTTATGATGTTACAAATCCACTTGTAAATGTAGAAATAAATCCAATTACATGGGTTGGTGATGAAAAAATGGTTTATCCATGCGAATTATTACTTACATTTACGGCAGCGGCAGCTTTTACTGTAACAGATACTACAGGACGCTATAATGGTTTGCCTGCTGGCTCAACAGGGGTTCCTTATGATGCAAATACAGATGGCACTTTAGATGGCATACCTGCTTTTACAGTTGTTGCAGATGCTCTATATGTGCTTGGTGATACAATTACAATTAGGATTGATCCGCTTCCGTGGTGGATTGGCAATGATGATTTAACATTTTCATCATCTTTAGATAATTTTTATGTTTATTCCGATAGACTTCAAATGACTACAAAATATTTAGCAAAAAATGTAAGTTTTAAGAAAATTACATTTTATAATACTTTAGGAACTGATATTGATGAGCCTCAAGCTGCTGAATATATAGGTGCAGATTTAACAGGAACATTTCCTATAACAATAGTTTTAGGAGCTTCAGATGCTTTATTGGTTGGTATTCCAGGGACACCTGCTGGTGTTACCGGAACAGTTGCTGCTGCTGCTTATGCAAATTTAACATTATTAGTTGCTGCTTTAAATGTAGCTTGGGCTGGTGGAGGAGGTGTTGGAACACCATTTAGTGAATATACTACAGGTGGTGTGCAATGTGTAAAATTTACGGATCCAACAAGTCATTTAGGTAAAGATAGTTTTCTTGAGATTATTACTATAGCTAATAATTGTTACACTTTAATTGGTTTTACAGTTGCAGATCCAATTTATGGTGATGCAGGTTCAATTATCCAATGTGCATTCCCTGAATCAATGTGGGGTGGAGAAGATGGATGGCATGATTCAACTACTTTAGAAACTGCATATATTTCTAAACTTGGACTTTCAAATAATCTTTTAGAGCAAGCTAAAGGAGAAGGTCTTGGTTTGATTAAATTAGCTTGTCCTGGTATTATCGATACAGATATTTTAAAATCTCTTATTAGTCTTGGTGAACATTATTCATATCCAGTAAGAATTGATCCAGTATCAACATATACAGATGAGAATGTTGTTACAAATTGGTGTGAAAATACAATTGGTAAGAGTGATTTTTTACGATGTGCATTCCCTGGATGGAAAATAGATGTTGCGACAATATATCCTTTGACTGGCGAAATAATGGGCACTGAAGCTAGAATCTGTAAAGCATATAATGGTTATCATAAAGCACCTGCTGGAGTAGGAGCAAAACTTAATGGAGTTAAAAAACTTTATCCAGAGCTACCATATCTTAATGAAGATATTTTAAATTCTCATGGTGTTCAAATTATAAAGAAGGTACAAGGGAATGTTGTTATATGGGGCGGTAGACAAATTTGTATAGATACTGCATGGTTATGGATACATCAAAGGGATTGGGTTTCACATTTAGAAAGAGTTTTGCTTGAATCGTTTGATTGGGTTATATTTGAAATACCAGATAAATTGACAAGGCAAAATATATTGTCATCTTTAAGTGATTATTTGTACAAAGAATATGTTAAAGGTGCTTTGGTCGGAGATTCATTTAAAGATTCATGTAGTATAACTATGAATAATAAAAATGAAGTTTATATTGATTTTCATTTAGTTGATACATTAGAACAATTAAAAATATTTATTACAAAACTTGGTATAACTGAGTTATAAGGAGGATTTATATTATGGTTATGAAAGGAACAATTCAATTAGATCATATACCTGCAAACAAATATTTGTTATATATTGCTAATATGCCAATTATAACATTTACTTCTGTGTCAGGTTTAGATGAAAAAATAGAGACTGTGGATCTTCCAGATAGGACTAAAGCTTCAGGTGGTAATTCTAAACCAATTGAACTTACTGCTAAAGTTCCTATGCACCATAGAGCTGATAATATTGCTTTAGAAGCATGGTATGGTCAAGGCAGAGATCCAGTATTGCCTTCATATAAAGTAGTGGGGACTATGAATTATATAAGTTTATCAAGTATTGTTATTGCTTCATATTCTTTAGTAGGTATTTTTTGTACTGGAAGAAAAACCCCAGACGTTGAAATGAAAAATGAAGGAGATATGGTTGAGGTTGAATGGGGATTTTCTGTTGATGTAATTTTACCAATTTTATAAAAAAGAAAGGAATAAGTTAATGATAAAAAGTACTTTAGGTGAAAATTTACATGTTTTGCCAATTGGTATAAGAAAAGATAATGCCATAAAAAGAGATTTTAGTCTTTTTGTTTTTCAATCAAAACATGAAAGGAAAATTCAAGAAGATAAGCAAAAACATAAAGCAATGAACCAGGCTGGTATTGCTACGAAAGTTGTTATTAGTTTACTTGATAATTTATGTGGCATGGATTTTCAATCTCTAACTCTTACTGAGAAAAATGTTTTATTAAGAGAGTTAAAAATACCTGATTTTTTAATAATTTGGGCTAATTTAAGGATTGAAACTCTTGGTGAGAATTGGTCTGTTAAATATAAATGTCCAAGAGAGGGTTGTAAAGAGGAATTTGTATGGTCAACTAATCTTTTAGAAGCTGAGTATAAAATGCTTGAAGATGATGAACCTTTAGATTGGATTGTTGAACTTAAAAAAGGGTTCAATATGAGAGATTGTAAAATAACTAAAGTTGGTTTAGAATTTCCCAATTGGGGCACTGCAATGGATATTAAATCTTCAACTGATCCTATTCAAACAAAACATAATGCCATTAGAAGTAGCATTAAATATTTAATAACAGATAAAGGTGAACGTAAAGATTTTCAAGGTATTGCATTAACTCAAGATATATTTGATGAAATATATAAAGTTGATATAGAATTAATTAATAGATCGCTTAATGATTATAACTATGGCGTGGATTGGGCTTTAAATGTGATTTGTCCAAATTGTGGGACAGAATTTCCACAGATGAAGGATTGGTCATATGACAATTTTTTCTCCTTTTGTTCGGATTGACTCCGTTAGAATCAATCCGAAGGGAGTATTTTGCAATGCTTTCTAATCTTCATTTAACATATACAGAGATAGATAATATGTCTATAGAAGAAAGAAATTGGTATATAGAAACGCTAATTGAAGAGAATAAAAAATTAGAAAAAAGTAGGAAATCCAAATAATGGAAAATTTAGGATTAGGCATAAAACTTCAATTTGATCAGGGTAATTCTGTTGCTCAGATGGGTGCAGTTAATAGCACTTTAACTAATCTTAGAAATGGATTTAATGCTTTAAGTGGTGGTTTAGATAATTTGGTTAGTGGATTTGCAAGATTAACTGCTATTGGTGGCGGCATAACAGTTTTATTTGGACTTGGTGCAAACCAGGCGATGAATTATGAAAGGAAATTATCTTCATTAAGAGCTTTAATAAGACAATCTTCAACTGATGTAGAAGGCGATATGCAAAGATTAACACGTGGAACTATAGATGTTGGTGGCACAATGTTTTTTGTTAATTCTGAAATAGTGGAAGTTGAAGAAAGTATGGCAAGATTTGGTTTAACATCAACAGAAATTTTAGAAGCTTTACCTGCTGCTTTAAGAATGGCATCTGCTGAAGGCATGGATGCTGCTGATGCTGCAAATGGTTTGCTTACAGTTATGAGACAGTTTGATTTGCCTTTTACTGAAGCACAAAATGTTACGGATCAGTTAGCAAAAACATCTGCTATTACGGCAACAACTATGGAAGAATTATCATATGGGTTACAATATGTATCATCATCTGGTAATTTAATGGGTGAATCTGTTACAGATGTTATTACATTACTTGGTTTATTAGCAGATGCAGGTCATAGAGGATCATCTGGCGGTATGGCTTTAAATCAGGCATATGAACAAATAAGTAAAATGACTCCAAAAGCTCAAAGAGCGTTGGCAAGAATAGGATTAACCGCAAGAGATTTTAAAGATTCAGAGGGTAATTTTATTGGGATGATTGATACTTTTAGACTTCTTGGTAGTCATATAACAAATATATCAGGCAATTTTGATAGAGCAACAATACTTCAGGATATATTTTCTGTAAGAGGCAGAAGGGCAGTAGCGCCACTCTTAAGAATGGTACAAGATGTTGGGAGTAGATTTGAAACTGTTAGAGAACAAATTGCAGATTCTGCGGGTACTGCCGATCAAATGGCAAGAGATAGAATGAATAATTTTTATACAATGATTAAACGAATACCTCAAATATTAATGGAAATTATTAATACAAGATTTTTTTTAGATTTATTAGAACCTTTAAGATTGGCATTTAAACCGATAGTTGATTTGCTTTATGATATAGCTCAAGCAATGAATGAAACAAAATCTCCAACAAATGAAGTTAGTAAGACTGCATGGAGTATTGCGGCAGGTTTGAAAGATGCAAGAGGGGTTTTAATGGGGATGATACAGAAAGCTGATGAATTGAAAAATAAATTTATACAAGCTTTTAGTGTTTTTTCTGGAGGCAAAGGTACAAGTGGAGAAGATAATAATCCACTTAGGAAATTTGTAAAATATTTAACTTTAGCAGCACCAATTATTATAGGATTAACTGCTTTAATGGGTGGTTTAGGCATTATTGGATTATTTTTATCTGGGATAGCTGCTGTTGGTGGTGCATTAGCGACAATATTGCCATATTTAGCAATAGCACTTGTTGTGGTTGGTGGGGCTATTTTAATGTCAAAAAAAGAAGGTGAAAGTTGGGGGAATGCACTTTCAAGGCAATTTGAAAGAATAAGTGCATTAGGGAGAGATTTAAAATCACTTTTTATTGGTTTTGCTGAAGGTTTTGTTTCCGCATGGAGAGAAGGTGAAACATATTTTGGTGAATTTATGACTAATCTTTCAGATTTGGGTTCTGCATTTGGAGTTTTATTTGATATGTGGGGTATAGGGACAGAAGAGAGTATGTCGAATGCTCAAAAAATGGGGCAGATTATAGGATTTGCATTAGCACCAATAATATTTGCATTACAAATTATAACATGGCTTTTGAAATATATACCATTGACTATTGCTCTTGTTGCTGCTGCTTTTTATGATATGTATCAGGTTGTTGTTAATTTAATAACAAATATTCATTCAGCAATGGATAATTTTGTTGCTGAACTTTGTAATGGATTTATAAGAATATCAAATATTGTGATAAGACATGTAGGTGAAATGGTTTTTTCTATGTCAAGAGCAATTAGTAGATTTATAGAAGGAATAGGTTCTGTTATAGGAGATAGTCTTTTTGAAGATATTTTTGGGACATCTGCACAACGTATGAGTGGTAGTTTTAACTTATTAGCTAATGATGCTCGTCATTGGGGTGATAATCCAGATCTAACACATTATGGCCAGAGAGAATATATAGATAATGCAGAAAATACTGGGGAAGTTTCTCGTATTTTAAGTATGTGGGGAAATAGAAATAATGTTCCAACTCCCGAGTCAGTTAATTATGGAACTGCTCCGATGAGTGATGGTAGTGGTGCTGTTGGAGAGAATTATGATATTGGTATGTCAATTCAAAAAGGTTTTGATATTGCTGCTTTAAATTTAGGTAATCAATCAATGCCTGATGTTGAAGTTAATTTTCAGATTAATAATAATCTTGATAGCAAAAGGTTAAATAATGCTGTACAAGGTCAAAATGCTAATAATAATAATAGGCATGGTAGAAGAAATAATGGTAGTGATGGATCTAATGAGACGCCGTGGCAGAGAACAATGATAATAGAAAATAATTTTGTGTGAGGGATTATAAATGCCTAGATCACCAGAACGAATAGCAGATAATCAGAATGAATATAATCCAGATTATGTTAATGAAAAATTACTTGCTAAAATTACAAATCTTGATAAGGGTATTGTTATAACTTCACAATTTGAGCCAAAAGTAAAAATGTCAATAGATAAAGCTCAGTATTCTGAGACTGCTGGTTTTGGTTCTACTAATTCTACATTTCAATATACACATGATAAACAAGGTTCAATGAGAATAACTTTGATGTTATACGCAAGACATCAAAATGAATATGCAACAGACAAATTAAATACACTTAAAGAGTGGGCAAAAAAAGATCCAGATATAGGTAGGCCTCCACTTCTTCAGGTTAAAATAGGTGAAGATATATTATATGCACAATGTATTATTTTTGATTTTGGAGAAATTGAATATGGAAATATGAGGCCTGATGGTACTTATAGATCTGTTATATTTGATATTGAATTTAAAGAATATAAACAAATGGTAATGGATATTCAAGAATCTACTTCCGAATCGCTTTCATATAAAGCTGCATATGGTGATACTTTTGAAACTGTTTGTAAGAAATTTTATAGTGATGCGTCTTTTAGTTTATCACTTAGAAAGTCAAATATGTTTGATTTTGGATTAAATCAAGTTAATGCTGGTGATATAATAAAAGTTCCTAAATTTGATATACTTTTTAACAATTATAGTAAAGATTTTTTATTATTAAAAACACTAAAAAGGTTATTAGATTAAGATATGAATATAGAGACAAATCCAAGAATGATGTTTGCTGTGAATAATAATAAAATTCCAGATAATATTACTTCATTAGTAGAAAAAGTTAATATTACTATGTCAGAAAATGCCATTACTATGATTGACATAAGAAGTAAATCAATAGATTTTTTTCTTAATGTTAATAAATATTTCTCTGTTGGTTCTGAGTTAGATGTATGGATGGGATGGGGTAATGATCTCGTCTATCAGGCTTCTGGTATAATAATGAGACATAAACCATATATGTCTGGTTCTGAAAGTGCAGAAATAGAATTAAAATGTTTTGATAAGCTTTATCAGATGAGTAGAACTAAGAAAATTAGAAAATGGACTGAAGCATCTTATACAGAAATTATTGATGATATTGTAAGTGATTATAATTTTGGAAGAAAAGTAATTAGCAGTTTCCCATATAAAAAGAAAAATGTGGTAAAGAAGAAAGAAGATACTGATTATTCATATATAGAACAATTATCAAACTTAACTGGTAGGATGTTTTGGTGCGATAAAAATATAGAAACGCAAACATGGAATTTTTATTTTACAGATGAGTCGCCTGAACAACCTATGGATTATACTTTAATTAGAAAAAATGGTGATTTTATAAGTGTTGAACCTGAATATTTAATTATGGAAGAACAGATATTAGATCTTAAAGTATATAGATATTCAGGAAACAATTCATGGCATTTAGTTTCAGAATTACAAGATGATTTAGTATTTTCTTCTCCAGGAAGAATTAGTCCTGCTACAACAAATTTTCATAGTTATATTAGAATTGGTGTTGGAGATTTAGCTTTTAATATAGCAACTAATACAAGGTTTATGGAAGAACAAGATATAACTAATTTTGCTCGTTCATGGATAAGAGAGAGAAGAAAAAATTTAATAAAATTAAATAGTGCAAGAACTGTTGGATTACCATATATGAGACCAATGCAAACACATAAATTAGATTTAACAGTATTGACAAATAGAGATTATACTGGTAGTTATTATATTAGTGAAGTTGAGCATGAAATGTCTAATTCTGGGTTTTTTACTACTTTTAAAGGTAGAAAAGTGATAGATGAAATTGTGACAGGTGCAGATGTAGAGAGTTATAAAGAATCTCTTGCCTCACAGGAGGATTTATGAATCTAGCTTTTTATTTTGCAAATTGTGAAGATAATCGAGATCCTGAAAATAAAGGTAGAATAAAGGTTTCATGTCCAGATTTAGGACTGGTTAATGATACATCTTCAAGTGCAGATAATAGTGTTACAGTAGATAATAGATCAGATTGGATACATTTCTTTTCTCCATTTGGTATTAATGCAAAAATGGGATTTTATGTTGTTCCTGCAATAGGCGATCCTGTTATAATGATTGAAGCAAGTGAACCTATACTTTCAAAAGTAAATAAAAATTTTTATTGGATTTGGGGTATGTATCATCAAAAGGGTGATGGCACTCCATCTTTTTTCCCAGAAATGTTATGTATATATAAAGGTAATTGTATTATTTCTATGGAAGAGAATCAGGCAATTAGAATTCAATATGGTTCTGATAATTATTTGATTATAACAGATAGCGATATGACATTAAAAATAGGAAGTATGGAGGTTAAAATAGATAGTAGTGCGATGGAAGTAGGGACAGCATCTGAAGCGGCTGTTAAAGCTGATAGTTTGACATTATTATATAATTCACATACCCATATTGCACCACCAGGTGGAGGCGTGACAAGTGTTCCAACTCCACTTTTAAATAATTCAATAAAATGTAATAAGTTGAAATTAGAATAATGACAACAAAAACAACATTACAAACACCTTTAGAATTAGGAAGTCTTAGTTTTAAAACTGTATCTAATGCAGATAGAGTTGATCAGATAGTTAGATTCGCATTAATGGATTGGTCAACGAATAATCCATTTGTTACCGATATAGGTTTAAGTTTATCAAATATATTTTCAAATATGTCTGTTGCAGATGTTAAAAAATCTATTGAGAATATATTTAAAGATTTAAATTCTGCTAGAATCGCAAGGTTAGATAGCGTAATTGTTAAACCTTCTTCAAATTCAATGGATGTTGAAATTAAGTATAGAAATTATGAATCAGATGAAGAAGTTTATTATACTTTTAGTGCTGGGAAATAGGTAGTAAGATGACTGATTTATCATTTACTGGTATGACATATGAAAATATTTTAACTGATTTAAAAACTAAATTAAAAGCAATTTATCCAGATTTTAATGTTGATTCTGAGTATGATTTAGTTGTAAAAATATTAGAAGCTGTAGCATATGGAGTATATCAAAATAATGTCTTATTGGAACTTGTTGCTAATGAATCAATGTTAGAAACACTTCAAACAAAAGAATCTTTAAGAAAATTATTAAAACTTGTGGGATATAATCTTCAAGGGTATAAACCTGCTACTGGAGAATTATTACTTGAATTAACAAAAACATGGGCTATAACAACACAAGTTTTAACTCAATATACAAAATTTGGTTCATCTTATGGAGATCAGATATATGAAGTTTTAGATAATGTTGAAATTGATAGAAATGATCGTTTATCATGGATAGTTTCAAAAAGAGGAGCAAATTATGTAGATCTTACATCTGATTTAATTTTAGGCAATCCTATGACATTTTTCCCAGCAGGAGCAACTTTAGCTACTGGGGATGAAATATATTTTGGGCATAATGATTTAATTTTTGATACATATAATTTTGATTTATCTCAGACATTTAGTGGGGGTGGTGCCGCTTATACTTATGTTTGGGAATATTATGATGGAGATTATAATGATTGTGAACCAGATGTAGTTGATATAGCTACTAATCCTGGTCAATTGACAGTTGAGCTTGATTCTCTTTTAGGAACAGTAGATATTAGTGGTGCTACTGTAAGAATTCAATGTATTTTGACAGGAGAATATGAAGATTGTGTTTCAACGCATAATGGTATAACTAATATAATAATAACTACAGATATTTTAGGTCAATCCGTTGCTTCTAGCGATCCGAGTGGTTATATTGTTGGTGTCCAGTGGCATCCAATAAATATAGTAACAGATGGTACTGTTGGTTTTTCTGTTGCTGCTGGCAATTATGATTTAGAAGTAGAAATACCAGATGATGATGGAATATATAGGTGGGCTAATGATTTTACTTTAAGCGTTTTAGGTACTCCTACTTCATATACTGGAGTATGTTTAAGGTTTAGGGTTATTGATGTAAGTGTTGTTCCTGCTAATACGGCAACATTAGATCATACTGTTCAGGAAAATGGATATTTAAGGATTGATGTTGAGCAAGGTAAAACATATCCAAGAATTTATGTTCAAGCAGGAGATGGGACTGCTGGGCAATCATTTTTAATGACTACTTCAACATATATTGAAGATTCCATTCATGTATGGGTTGATTCTGAGGAATGGCAACAAGTAGAATCATTTTATTCATCTTCTGTTACTGATAAAAATTATACTGTAACAATAAAAGATGAATATATAGAAATAATTTTTGGAGATGGCATTAATGGTTTAGTCCCTGCAGTAGGTAAAAATATAGAAGTAGAATATAGATATTTTGCAGTTGATGATGGGAATCTTGGTGCAAAAAGAGTTAATAAATTTGTTTCAGGTGGTTCTAATTTTGATTCTGTTTATAATCCACAAGCGATGTATGGATGGTCAAAAGCTGAAGGTGTTGATACAACAGATCTCGAAAGAATGAAGACTGAAGCACCTAACCTGATATGGACAAGAGACAGGGCTGTTACTTCTGAAGATATTATAAGTCTTTGTGAAGGTGATGAAACATTAAGCATTGCAAGAGCTGAAGTTATAGAAGATTTTGTTAGTCCAGGTATATCTTTGGTTGTAGCTGTAGGAGATGGTGCAACTTATTTTTCAATAGCAGAGTTGGAAAGTTTTGAAGAATATTTTAATGGAGATTTGACTAATAGGGTTGAGGGTAAATTAGTTCTTGGACATGAAGTTAGATTTAAAAATTTTAGGATTAAAACTATTGATATAACTGCTACGGTAACTGGTGATACCGATGTAACAACTATAAATAATTATTTGCTTTCTGTTTTAACTCCACTTGCAACAGTAACAATTGATGGTATTACTCGTTATAGATGGGAACTTGGTGGAGGCATAACATTGTCAATGTTATCTCATTTAATATTTGAATCTGATGATAGCATTACAAATGTTAGTTTAGCATTACCTGTTGCTGATGTTGTATTGGATTATGATCAATTACCGCAAGTAGGTACAATAATTTTAACCATTATTTAGGGAAAACATGTTTATATTATTATATAAGGACAAGAATACAATAACTTATGCCGATGCTACGTCGGTTTATGCTTGTGGAGGTAATGTAAGATTTCAGGATTATCTTGAAGTTATTACCTGTGAAGCAGAAAAAGTTGATAAACAAGATTTATCAAGCCATCGCTTTCAGAGGGTGGTATGTTGACCTATTATTTAGAGGGATATTATGACTGATAAAGTTAATTGGAACGATATAGATTTACAAACAATACTTGGCACAGAATATACTTCTAATTTACATCTTTTTAATTTAATGCCTCAAGTATTTAAGGATTTAGATAATAA